GTTTCAACCTTGTGAACGTGCCCCATCAGCACCCGCCCGTAGATGCTGGCGGTTTGGCGAAGACCTAAATCCCCGCTGGTAAAGCCGTGAATCACCTTCAGGTCGCCCACCTGGATGTATTTCCGCTTGTGGTAGGGCACTACGACCTTGGCGGTCTTTACCGCGTCTTCCATTTCCTCGATCATCGACCGGGCAACGTCCCTTACGTTCCCGTTGGGGTGGTGCAACTGGTCCCATACCCGCTGGTCGTGGTTCCCCCAACAAACAGCGGTGGGCTTGAACTCCCTTAGGAAGTCCAAGCCCATCTGAAAGTCGAGTTGCCCGGATTCGTAACGATCGCCATCGCTGGCCTTGGCCCGGAGGAATCGGAAGTCGAAGTGGTCCCCGCCTCCGATCCTGATCGTTGGTTTCCAGTAGCGGGAGAACTCACGGAAAGCGGCGAGGGTGTGTTTGCACACCATATCGCCGTGTGTATCGAACGCGGCTATCCACCGTTCTGGCCTTTTCATGCGTTCCGTTCCTGCGTTACAGCCGGATGATCTTCGGTTCCGGCGTGATCGTAACCGTCTTCGGTGTGGAAACATCACAGCACATGGAAGTTTGACACTTCACGTTGCAGGGGAGGGCCGTGAAACTGACCTCCAGCATCTTCCACTTGCGGATGATCCGCTCGGCGTTCGGGTACATCTTCCGCTCATCGACCGTTGGCATGGTGATTTCGGTAGGGATGAACCCGATAGAAAGACCCATGCCGCCCTGCTTGATTCGCTCCAACAGGTCATCGGTCATCGGGTCTTTGAGGTTCTTGTATAGGTGGACGCGGGCCTTTAGAGCCGTGGGGTTCTGAGCGTTCGGGAATGGATTGATCCAGCGGACCACACCCACATTGCTGCTCATGTCGTAGCGGTGGTCGATAAAGACCTTTTTCTGGCCCATCGACATGAAGTAGGTCGTATCCGCGCCGCCGGTCAGAACGACCTCATCGTCCATGTCCGTATCGGCAACGGTCATCACGACCTCAACATCCCGCTCGGTGTCGCTGGTCATCGTTTCCTTGCAGGTCAGGCCCGCGATACCGACCGACTCAGCGGCCTTCAGTCCGTGCCTTGCCCGCATCTTCGTAACGATCTGGTCGTACATCACTCGCCCTCCACAACAAAGTCAAGCCAGCACCGGCAACTCGCGTGCAGCGGTGGGCCGTCAACGTCTGAGTAATCGAACACAATGGTCTGATCTGAGATGGTTTCAGACTGCCCCTGCCTGTAGAACGGCTCGCCAATCGGAGCCTCTACTCCGTCCATCTGGTAGCAGAACGGGCACACCTGCTCATCCCGAGCCGTGTGCCAACGCTTTTTTACGATCTTCGCCTGCTTCCACGCAATCTCGGTGCCCGCATTGAACGTGCGGACAGTCTCTGTAGACGCTACACGCTGGGGTCCGTACTTAGCCAACTCCTGCAACTTCAGGTCGAGAGCCGCCTGGACTTCCTCTGGTGTCGCCCCGGCCTCTACCGCATCCGCAATCGCGCCCTTCAACTGGTCTCGGATCGTGCTGGTCACACTCTGGGTCATCTTCGGGACGTACTCATCGACAAACGCCCGCGCCGCTTCGCCCTCATTAGTGAAGGACGGGATATCGACAGTCACGCCAGCATGAACCACGCGGGCAGTGCCGTTGTTGTACCCCTCGCGGTAGATGCTCAGCAGCAGCACCAGCACAAGGTCACGCAGCCGGTCCCGCTCTTTCTTCTGGTCGTACCGCAACTCAGAGCCGCGTGCGGTCGCTTCGATGCTGAGGTAATACTCACGCATCAGCCGCTCTAACTCCGCCTCTTGACCGCTTACCGCGTCGTAGGGGCTGGGTTCCTCGGCCTCTCCCGCGTCCTTTGTGTGCTTACAGCCGCAATCCAGATGCCCCACACCGGCGACAGTCATCAGCCGGGTGTAGACGGTCTTAGCGTTCACTTTTTTTTTACTGAGGAACTTTACCGGAACGTCGTCCGGGTTGTCGTCGGGGGTTTCTAGCCCGTTGGCGGGATCGGCTTCGTCCGCAGTTTCATCAAGAGCCGTGCCCTGATACCGCAACTCATCCCCGCCCTCAACAGGCTCCAACTGCCGCTTCTCGCGTGCCTCGTTCGCCGTGATGATGCCCGCCGCAACGTCGAGCCGCGTCGCTTCCTCAACGTACTTCTGGTCCTCGCCCATCGGGTTATCGGGGGCAAACCACATCTCACCCGGAGCGATGCCGAACAGCGGGAGATACGACTCATTCAGCCGCTCACAGAACGCACACAGGTGCGGGATGATCGAATCCTCGAAATACTGACCGCGTGCTACCGCCTGTTGCTGGCCCGAGTGATTGAGCGTGCCCGACGCTCCGCCCTGCATCAACTGCGAAGGGATGCCCGCCGCTCGCCAGATCGTTTCACGCAAGTCCTTCTTTTCCTCAAGGTACTGCACGTCCTTCGCTGGCCACTGCAACGGCTGGACCTTCAACTCGGTGCCAATGACCACCGACTGACCGGCGCCGAACGGACCACGGAAACGCCGGAACATCTCTCTGATCCGGTCGATAACGTCTTGCCCCGCACCCACCGGCGTACTGACCGCAAAGTCGGGCCGTCCCTCGTTATTCCAGCGGTTCAGGCTGGTCTGGACGGCCGCCACAAGCGAATCACACTCGGGAGCAATCGCACGCAGCCACCCCTCACCGTACCACGGGCTGATCGGGCTGGGGAAGTATTTGAACTGCACCACGGACTCAGCGGGGAACGTCCGCACCTCGGCACGGTTACGGCCATACGAGTACGACACGATCCCTTCCGGGTCAATGTCGATCTTTGTCCACTGCGGGTACAACTTGTTCAGGATGTACGGCGGTTGCGTCTTCGTCGCGTTGTGCAGCCAATACATCTGGCCGGTCAACTGGGCGAGTAGCCAGTGAATCCGCATGAACTCGACGCCGGTTTCGGGCTGGTTCGGGTTCGCCAGCAGTGCAAGGGCTTCGTGATCCTCAACCTCAACGATGTTCGACGTGCGGTGTGCGTACTGAGCGGCCTTGCCGTGAATCCCACGCTCCAGCCATTTACGCCTGGTCTTTCCAACGTCCTTGCCACGGTCGCGCTTGTAAAGCCGGATCGGAACCGACGCCAGTGTCTTGGCGTTGTATTCGGCTGCAATCCACACTTCACCGACAGCACGGTTGACCAACTCAACCTGATCCTGCCGCAGTGCGTACCGGCTCTGCGCCAAATCCTGCGCGAGTGTTGAAGCCTCTTGGTACTCACGCATCATGCCCTCAGGCTTGTCGCGTGCTACCAGTGCTTTCCATGCTTCAGAGATGCCCATTGTTAGAAATGCTCGTCATCCCAAGTTGCAACTCTCGGCTTGTTGGCGACAGATGCCGGAAGCCTGTCTACGGACCCGTACACAAGCCTAGGCCGCATCGTTAGACCGTGATAAGCCAGAGCCAAGGCGCATACGCAGTCGTCGTGAAACCCGCTCGGTGCTGAGTAGCGGACCCCTGTACGACCTGCAACGTACTCGAAGTTTTCGAGTTCACGCTGCAAAACCTCATCGTCGTAAGCGATGGAACCAGACTGCAACCCGACCGCAAGCCCCTCCATGATCCGCTGCTTACTCTGGGCGGTGAACACAAACCGCTCCACCTGTGGGCATCGGCGCTGGAGTTGTTCTACCACCGGGTCACCTACGCCCGTCGAGTCGGCCAGAGCGTGAGTGTTACCCACGATCCCCGCTATCCGCTCAATGGTTTCTGACCACGGGATAGCCTGCCAGCGGTGTTTCGATACCAGACGCCCCTCGTTGTCCAGCCCGTAAACGACCGTCCAGTCTTGGCTCTTGGCAAGGTCGATGCCGTACTGAACGGGCGTGCCCGGCTGCACCGTCTTCCGGCAATCGGCAATCGCCTTCAGCCCGAACGGGTTACCCCCGTCATCACTGGGGATCGCGTTGTAGAGTTCGTCGAAAACGTGCTTAGGCAACTGCTCCCGAGCGTCATCGACCTCTTCCTGGGGGATGATCCCCGCCTCTACAGCGTCTTTGGCCGTGATCTTGGCGTAGTGCATGTTGCTTGCACCCGCCTCGGCTTTGCGGGCCATCATGTAGGCCCAGTTGCGCCGCCCCTTGACGTTGCCGATGATCCGGGCCGGCCCACGGGTAGCCGTGAGGGTTGACCGTACCGCGTGCCAAGATTCCTCCGGGCATCTGCTGGCCTCGTCGATAACAGCCGCCCACACGTCTTCACCGTACAGGCTGTCCGGGTTGTCCGCAGACTTGAACCACATGGTCCGCCCACGGTCGCCCCTGATCGTCACCGTCATCTTGGACTTATTGCACTCCCAAGTAGCCTTATTCGGGTCCGCCTGGGTGAGCATCGACACGGCGCGGGAGAACGCAATCTCAGCCTGACCAAAGATCGGGGCAACCCACCAGACATGCTGATTCGGCCCGGTTGCACTACCGGCCTTTTCCATTAGCCACAGGATGCAGGGGTAGGTCTTTCCGCACTTGGTAGACCCTTCGACAATCGCCCACCGCTCATCGCACCACAGGGCCTTGTGCTGATACTCCAGAACCGGCGGCAGCACAAGGGAAACGCTATTCAATGCGTGCCCTCACGGGTGGCGGGATAGTTACGACCGTGACAATCTCGGTAGACTGGCCCTTGTCGAGCCGGTCCATCTTGTCCTTGTGGTGTTCGTCGAGCATGTTCATATGCTCCAGAACCGCCAGCGTGCGGGCCGTGTCGTTCATCCCCTTGGGGTCGCCAGCCTGCCGGTACATCTCCAGAGCGGTCTGAAGTGCTGAAACCACCTCGGCTTTGAGTTCGTGGGCAATCGGCCAGCGTTGGCGGCGGTTGATTACATCGGTAGCCTGCCGCCTGACGATCCCCCTGTCTTTGGGGTCCATCATGTTCAGGTTCCCGACAATCGGATTCCCCTCAGGCACGTTCGATCCCCCGGTGCATGTAGACCCCCGCCTCCAACTCATAGACGTGCTTTACCAGCGTACCGGGCGTTTCCCAGTTTGATGACGCGACGATAAGCCTAGTCGGTGGCTTCTCAAA